TCATGATGTTAATCCTGCAATTCTGGTTGCTCCAAAAAAAGTTACTCGACCGCCATGCCCTTGCACGACAGGATTGTTACCAGAATTTGTTTGACATCTGGCATATAATTCAAAATAATCATCAGTATCAGATGTAATTGTACAAGAGCCATTAGTCTGTGATCCATAAACTCTACTTGCTTGATAATCATTGTACATAAATACATGACTTGAGCCATTTTTATATACAGCAACTTGAATATAATTAATATCTGTTTGAGAAGAGGTGAAAATATTTACACCAAACTCAAAAACATATCTGCCTGCTATTGTTGGAGTAAAACGGTAATTTGAACTATGATCATACTTTGAACCTGAATCTAAATCTTCAGTGTTTACTTGTACTTTTGTCCATGTGTTGTTTGTTATAGTTTGATTAGAACCTGCGTAAGCAAAAAAAGCAGGAAGTTGATCATCTCCAAAACCACCACCGTTTGTACCGCTATTAGTTATCGTACAACCCGAGGGTATAGTTATTGTGTCTCCTGAACTACCTAGTTCTAATGAAGTTCCACTTTGTGGATCTAATTTGTCTACGAATAAAGTTCCCATTATATTACCGTTAGTGTCCCTTCTACTGTTACAGTGTTAGTAAAATTTACTGGTCCTGCTAAAAAAGCATTTTGTGATGCAGTTACTGTGACTGTAGATGTTACCGTTGCTAAGTTTAAATACATACCGTTAAAGCTTGGATTGATTGCAGTATGATCAACGCTACCAGTATCTGGTGTTTGTGATCCTACAGCTGCACCTATGTTTACAACATACGCTGCGTCTGTCCCGGCTAATACGTTAGATCCTGTTGATAGTTGTGTACCACTTGCAGTGTAATCTACATCTGGTTTTTGTACAACGTTGTTTACAACAAATCTTATTTCTGATGAGTTAGCAACTGGTGTTGTTAGTGTAAATGTAGTTGCAGATCCGTCCCCAGTAATAGTCTGGGTAGACATGGATTTAAACTGATCAGTATTAGCTGGTCCTATATAACCCATTTATCCTCCTACGTGCTTATGCTATCAATATATGATACCCAAACATTTAAACTATTAGCTGTGTCAGATTTTGCTTTCAAAACGTCACCACTTTGAAGAACAACTTTTGCACCGCCGTCAATCAATTCTATTGATGATCCTTGAGGGATGCTTACATTTTTTACAATGTAAGAGTCAGCTGATCCACCACTAGCTGTGCTAGTAATATAGACATCTGCTTGAATTGTTTGTGTTAATATGTTTGCTAATCTTATACCTATTACAGCATCATCTGAATTTGCAGTTATTATGGTACGTGCAGTTGTACCTATAGCTACGTCTCCTGATCCATCCGCTGCAACAGCTCTTTCAAAATCTTGTGCCATGATCTCTCCTTATATCAAAGTGCAACCGACATTGCAATTACAAAGCCAGCAGAAGCGCCTGCTGTGGGTTTATTTACAAACGATAATGTACCAGAACCGTCTGTTTCCATAATTTGATTTGCAGAACCGTCTGCTGTTGGTAATGTATACTCACTGTTTATTAACAAAGCTCCAGTTGTACTTAATCCTGTATTTGTGGTCTGCAATTTAGTGCTACCATTATAGTGTAAATGAGCTGCATCAGTTTGTTGACTAATAATATTTTGACCTGAACTATTGGTTATTAAAGTAGATCCTGAAGGTTTTAAAACTAAAGCACCAGTTCCTGAAGAATTATCTATAAAACTGTTACTTCCATCATGATAAATCTGTAAATCATCTGAATTACCAAGTTTTATCTTTTTAGCGTCTGCTAAATCAAGATTGTTTCTTAAATTTACATCACCATTAAAATCATTACCCACTGTTACAGCATGATTACCCATGTAACCATGAGATGAACATTGATAATACAATATGTTTGGCGTGTTTGCATCTACAGCAATCTGTATGTAATCTCCTGAACTACCTCCAGAACCACTAGTTGTAACTCCAGTTGTATAGGCTGTAGTTTTATCTGGTTCTAAATAAAATCTTAATGGATGCCCTGAGTTACTAGAATCTGAAATATCAAATTTGTAGTAATATTTTCCGCCTGAATCTGCACCAGAAAATCTTAATGCTGGTGATTCTAATCCATTTAAAAAATATGCATTACTACTAGAACTTCCTCCTGCTGGATAAGGATGATTACTTGTTTTACTACCTACCTTTACAGTTATTATCTGTGGCTCTGACGAAGAACCATGGATTGATGGGAATGGCAAACCCTCTTTTGATGATGGTAGTGTACAAAAAACATCTTTTGTGCCCGCACTAAAACTAACTTTAGCATCACTATTAGAGCTTGAAAGAATTACATCTCTAGATAAAGTGTCAGGTGAAGCATCTGTTACGGTGCCTAACCCTACTTCAAATTCAGTAGTAGTTCTTCCTACTATTGCGTAATACGTTCTGTTAGTGGTACCTATACCAGCTACAAAACTTTTAAATCCACCAGTTGCGCCGTCCAGGTTTATTGTACCTGTACCAGTTGACGTAGTAGATTCTTTTACGCGGTCATTTAATATTAGAGCCATGTTACTCCTACGCTAATCTTAAGATAGCGTTAGATGCGTCTGCTGTAGGGAATTGAATTGTAAACGTGCCGTTTGTGCAAGTTTTATCCCCACCGAAATTCAACACAACGACAGATTTGTTACTCTCTGAACTATTGTAGATCAAAGCGCCATGAGCTGTTATTGTTGCTGAAGTCCAAGACGTATCTGCGAAATCACATACTGCAGTTGTTCCGTCTGCTACTGGTGTAACACTTGTAAGAGTATTACCTCCACCAGTGTAACCTGTTCCAGAATACTCGTTAGTTGCTGTACCATCTGCGTAAGTAGCTGTAGAAGCACTTAAGTTAGATGAATTAGTGTACAATGCAATTTTAAAAGTATCACCGGATGATGCAGTGAAATTATGCGTTCCTGTAAGAACCTGTGTTTTAAAACTGGTTGTTACAGTTGATGATGATATTGCCATTTTATTGTCCTCCTGTTGGTTCTAATGGTTTACTATAACCTGGTAGAATAGAAGGTCGAGGGACACGTATAACACCGTTTGCCCACTCATCTCTTCTTGCCCTACCCATTTGTTGCGCAGCAACCTCTTGTAAAGCGGTTTCGTACGATTGCATATAAAGTTGCAGCATTTCTACTGGACCTTTCAAGAACTTGAAAGCTTCGATAAGGCAACCATACAACATAAGTGTTGGTGCGTTATCTCCTAACCAAGTATTACTATTTGTAGAACTTAGTCTGTCTGGTAATTTTATTAGACCAACCTCTACTTTAAAATCAGCACTTGGTGTTGGTACTACGTATATAGTATTATAGTCCCATTGACAATAATACTTTGGTGTTCCAGTTGACGTTCTATCTGGATGAAATTCATCCATAAAAGTAACGTCTTTTTGTTGTAAATATATTCTATCTCCAGTGCCAGATGCTGGATAAATCATAACACTTCTTATAACAGAAAATTGCGTTGGAATAGTTTCGTCACCACCAGGTAATGTAATAAATCCATTACCTGTTGTAAAATTAGAAAATTGGTATGATCTAAATACAGGTAAATCTAACTCTTTTAATATTCTATTTTCTGTGTGTTCAATAAAATCATTAACAATAGAGTCAGTTAAAACACTAGAATCTGTTTCTGTGTAATCTCTTATTTGTTGTACTAATTCAGTATATGTTGTCATGTGCTTATCGTTACAGGTCCTACAGAAGCCATTCCTCCACCACCTACGCCTGTAGAACTAGGTGCTGTTGTAATTGTTACTGTAAAATTATCATCAGTTATTGTGCTAGCTGATAAAGAAAAACCAGAAGCTGTTTCTAATTCAGATTCTGATGCACCTAATAAAGGTGTGCCTACATCTCTAAATCTAACAGTGTCACTTGTAGTAAAACCATGACCTGGTTGCCTTACAGTTACTGTGGTACTGCCACTAGTAAACACAAAAGGATTTAAACTTAATAATTGTTCTGTTTCTGGTTCTGTTCTTGCAGGTCTTGGATCTTTTAAAGCAATAGGATCTGGTTGATGCTCATGCGGCATTAACTGTGGTGCTTTAGCTTCATACTCACTTGTATGAACTTTCATACCATTCCATTCCGTAACCATTTCTGTATATGGAAATTCTAGTCCACTGCGATCAGAAATAAATTTAGCGTACTTTCCTTTAACGTATGTCATTAACAATTCCATTTACGCAAAGATTTATTAATCCTTGAATTAGGATCTTTAGCTGTCTTTGCACTTGTTCTTCTCTTCTTCATTCCTTCCATCCTAGCACAAAACGATTTACGTCGTTTTGCAGCTTTAGACCCTTTCTTTAACTTAGAAGGTTTTGTTGTTACTGCAGTCTTAAGTTTAGAACCAGGATTGGCTCTACGATAAGATGCAACTCCTTTGGCGTTTAAACCACCGGATTTACTTTTACCTTCTTTTCTTTGCCAAGCAGGTGTAGCCATTTAACTCCAAGTATAATCGCCACCCTTAGTAGCAGCACCCATTCCTAAAGCTTTTCCAGTTACTTTTCCTTTAGAAATAGAAATTTCTTGTGCTTTACCTGCTGCAGGTGCAATACCTTTAGTAGTTATTGCTCCAGCTTCTACAGCTTTTGGTGCATCGTTTTGCCCTCTGCCGTAAGAACCTATTTTAGCAGTAGATCCTGTTCTACAATTCGCTGTTTGCTTGTTGTAAATTCTGTTACTCATTAGTCCTCCTTTTTACAAATACAATTGCCACAATCACATCTATCAATAGTGCATGAACCATCCACTATACAATGACATGTATGACCACATGTTTCACATTTTGGCATATTACCTCCTATGGTATGTATGCTTGCGCCGGTTTAACTCTAAACGAGACTCGTTCTCGGTTAGCATCAGCGGTTCTCTCAAATTCTTCATCGTATACCGCTTTTAATCCCGCAGACATCTGCGGTGCTCTTTTAATTGACATATAATAAGCTAATCCTGAAACTACACAAGGAAGAAAATAAAAAGGCACGTCAGCTTCATTTGTATAAGCTCCTGCATCCATAATTCTATTAATAAAAAAATATTTTAATATGTATGCTTTGTCAGGGCTAGGATACACAAACAATGTCATATTGTGTTCTGGTCTACCTGTATTAGTGCTACCGTTTACAGTTACTTGTCCATTAATTAAACAAAACTGAGTTGGTCTAGCATCACCATTAGTGCCGTCTTCTTGTTTTCTACTTAAGTTAAGATATTCAGTTCTAGATATTTTTGTAATAGTTACATCTGTAGTATTACTATCGCCTTCTAAATTAGACGTAGCACCTGCAGTTGTTGTTATTGCAGCATCTACAATATCTACTAATTTTTTATTTACAGAATAAAAATTAGTACCAGGTGTCATTGTTTGTGTGGCATAATCTATGGTCCATAAGTTAAGACCACGATTTGCCCAATCAGAAAACATAAGATTTAAAGATCTTCTTGCGCTTTTTAAATCGTATCCACTACGCACTTCAAGACCACATCTTTCAAATGCCTCTTCTATTATTTCCTCTATTGAGAGGTTAAATGTTCTCGTGCCTGAATAAGCCATTTAAACCTCTACGGTATAGGTGTATATTCTTTTGTGAATTCAACAACTAAACTTGCAGTATCATCATTAGTGACAGAAGAAAAGTTAATCAAAACATCGCCTGTGTAATTAGCGGCTTTTGTGTTTTGCAAACCACCTATAGTGCTGAAATCCATGTCGTCAGCAAAATTACAAGACCATGCAATTGGATTAGTTCCACTGTTAGCCCACTCTAATAAAAGTGGTTTGGTTGTTGCAGTGTTGTTAACACTCCACCATAATTTATTAATGTTGATAAAAGAGCAAGCTGTGCCATCATTTCTTGCATTTAAAGCAGATGCGTCAACATTAAATGTTTCAGCTGTTGTAGCAGCTATTTTAGCAGTAAATGAAAATATTGCTTTCTTGTCTCCGTCAAATAGTTTTTTTGTATATTGTGCCATTTAATTCCCCTTGTACAAGGGTGGGGCCATTACTCCCCACCCACGGTTATATTTGTTTAGCTATAGCTTACGTTTCTATCTTGCGCAGCCATAATGTAGTCAATTGTAGTTACTTTGGTTCCAGTGGTATCACCAGAAACACTCATAGCCATCACTTTCATGTTAGCTGTTGGAATGTTTGTAGT